AGAACTAGCAGGCTTTAAATTGTACCAACGCTGTCCTGCTACTGTCTCTACATAGACATTACCGTACATTGGGTCTGTTTCACCACTAAGATTTAAAGCTAGAAAAGGCCACTGTGGTTCTTCATTAACAATATCAAGATACGCTCTATTGATCGAATCTTTAACATGCTGTTGAATACCTACAGCAGAAGCAAAGCTAGAACTGGTAAGTTCAACTTCATTCATCTCTCGAAGGAGTTCATTTGCCAGATCTAGATATGTTGCCATTATTTATGTACCTTTTGAACCTCAAAGTTTGCTGACTTACTTGCGCCCTTGTGAGCCTTGTACCCATCTTTAGGATCTTTCATAAGCTTATAAGACTTACCAGACTTCATCCAGTGATAGCCTTTAGGTGCTGATACTCTCATTTTGTACGCTTTGCCATTTTGTTACAAGCAGCTTCCATTGCATAAATATCAGAGGAAGTTTTACCGCCATGACCATACATCATACGGCCCATAGCAGCGCCTGTACGTGGCTTCTTTTTGTTTTCTTCCATCATCATGTTGTAGCCGCCGCCCATCATCTTCTTTTTTCCATGATCCATTAGTCTTGCTCCATTGAGAATGTTTTACTTTTTTCCCTAGCAATATCAAATTCTGTTTGATGTTTTTTGCCAAAGATCCTATCCCAGTTTGAATCGTACTTTGCTTTGTTTTCAGTTTTATAAAAACTTCCTGTTACTCCAAGTGTACGTCCTTTGTTGCGTTGACCGCTACGAAGAACTACTGAGTTTTTTTCTGATCCAATCTGAGGCATTAAAATCTCCAATAAAAAGAAAGGGGGCCACCTAAGCAGCCCCCAAACTTGTTTAGTCTACAGTGTAGAATGCAGATACCATCGCTTCGGGGCGAAGTACCTTAGCACCGTATACGTGCAGACCACGAACAATGTCACCAAAGCTATCTGGGTCACGAAGAACCTCAGTGCTGGTGATTGTTTGAGCAGTAGCCGTAGAAGACATGTGCCCAGCCATTACTTTACCAGAAGCGGTAGAGGTAGCAGCAATGTTGTTGGACTTGTACATCTCAAAGCCACGCAACTTGCCAGAGCTTACCAAACCGTTACGGATAGAGCCTTGACCAGCGTTGAAGTCTACAGACAGCAACTTAGATCCAGACTGTGATAGCTCTTCGTAGAACGAAGGAGGAGCTACAAACCATCGGCCTTCTTCAGGGATGTTTTGATCGTCCAGCAATCGTGCCATACGAGCCATTAGGTCAATAGCGTCTACACCAGTGCCATCGCTACCCAAAAGGTCTACGGAAGCAGTGGTTTCAGCTACACCGGCAGTACCAGCAGAAGCGTCTGCACCAATTACATGGTCAGGGCCAGAGCTAGATACACCAGCGAACATAGAGGCTAGAACGCCTTGGTCAAAAGCATCGCGCAAAGAGTAAGCTGCTGAAGACGTAGCAACGTCACGGAAGTTAACGTGAGACATATTTGTTTCAATATCATCTACGATAAACTTAAATGCGTTTGCAGTGTCAACAACCAAAGTTACTTCTTGGTCGGTCAGCTTGGTCTGAGTTACGTCTTGACCACGCTCATACTGATAAACAGTAATTTCAGGCTCTTTGATGATGCGAACACTATCACCGAATGCTGCAATTTCACCAGCATAGTCCGTGTTAGTGATTGCTTCAATTACAGAAGCCTTACGGAAAAAGTTTAGTACCTGCTTGGAATAAACTTTAGGTAGGAAAAATGAATTAGTCTGACCTGATACAGAATTCGCAAAGTTTGCATCTGTATCAGTTGACGGTTCAAAAAATTGGTCACTTACATTAAAAGCCATGTTAATATTCTCCTAATAACACAAATTAATTATGCTACTACGCGACCCTCCATCATTGCTTGTTTAATATCATCTTCATATCTATCAAACTGATCTAGGGACATAGCAGCGATTTCCCGTTCAGTCCAGATCTTAGGTTGTCCAGCATCAATGTTAGTTGTTTTGGTTGATACCATGTCTGCTGCACTTCCCTGTTGTTTTTGTCTGGGCTGTGATTTTGTTTGAGTAATGCCTTTTTCCAACTTGTACAGATCAATAGCTTTTGAAGCCAAAGCAACATTATCTGGATTATTATATACCCAATCCTGAATTTGCTCTGGTTGCTCCTTAGCCCACGAATGAAACTCTTCATCCCCTCTGATGTCTTCAAAGTCTGGATGGCGTTGCTTCAATGTAGCCTCAGCTTCTCGTCGCATTACTTCAGACTCACGTTGTCGCATAGACTGTAGTTGTGCTTCAAGATCTGCAACCTGCCGCTGACTCTGCATATGTGCTACAGACTCAACAGTGTTATACAAATCAGGATACTCCTGTTTAAAACTTTCTAACTCTTCTTCAGACTTAGGCGGTTCATAACGAGGTTGTGCTGACTGAGCCATAGCTAAAAGTTCTTGTTCTTTTTGCTTAAACTCAGAAAGCTTTTGATCATAATGTTTCTTTAGATCATCGTATCGCTTTTTATAGTTAGTTCTTTTTCGAGGTTCAGCTTCTTGTTCTACAGGGGCCTCTTCAGGGGTGGCCTGTTCTTGCTGTGGCTCGTAAAATAAACCGTCTGCACTTCCCATACTAGGCTTGTCTGGCGTATGCCAAGCTTTCTTAGCGTTGTATGGATTAGGTGTTTCCTCTTGTTGTACTTCTGACATTTCTCAATCTCCTTCGCGGGGCTTGTGTCTTGCAAGGTAGCCATATTAACTCCGTCGAGTCTATGGGGCTTGTCTTACCAAGGTAGCCGTGAAATTAACGAAGACTAGGCATTTTGTTGGCACCCATCATGAGTTTTTTAATTTCCTCATCGGTTTTACTCAATGAAGAAAGATCTTCTTCATCTTGTGCCATGCCACCAATAGCCATGTCTTCACGTTGTAAACCGCCATCATAAGCACGTTCAGCATCATCCATCATTACTTGGAGATTGTCTGCACCAATCTGGTCGGTTGCTTTTCTGGTAAATACAAACTCACCATCGCTCAAACGAGCGGGGATAGAATCTGATACACCAGTTCCGGGGCCGTCTACTTCGCCAGCACCCGAAAATTCTGAAGCAACTGTAATTACTTTGTCCAAGATCTCTGATAGTCTTGGATCGTCTTGTAACACACCTGCTAAATACATTTGTTCTTCATCGTCAAGGGATTCATCCATGACGTACTTAATATAATCTTCTTCCATTTCATCATCTGGAAGTTGTGAAGCCATTGCTTTATCCATTTCATCATCAGGGATGTTAGGATAGGTGTCTACTGGCATGCCTTCTGTAGGCATCAACATAGAGCCACCTTCGTTAAATACTCCACGCCCTTTTAGGACATCTGCCTGAGTAACCTCTCCATCGCCTGTAAGATCTGGAAACTTACCGCCTTTAGCTTTTTTTTCACGAGCCATAAGCTCCTTATCTATTTCTTTCATCGCAGCAATCTTAGTCATATCGCTTACATTACTGGTATCTTTAATAAAATTTTTCTTAATAGTTTCACGTTGCTCATTAGACTCTGCTGCTGCAAGACTACGCTCAAATGTACGGTACATATCTATGTAACCTTTTACAGGATCAAACCTTTTATCATTTTTATTCATATTCTTTCCTATTAAGTGCTTCCTCTACTTGAGCAGGTAAAGTCTCTAATTTAGCCAGAAAATTCATCTTCCCCTGACTGCGGAACATTTCCAGTTCCGATGTTGCCCCCACCAGTACCTGTAACTCCAAGGTCTTGAGGTTGTTCAGGTACTCCTTGAGCGGCTCCCATACCTCCGGGTTCTTGACCAGCGGGGCCAGCTTCCGGGCTAACTGTTTGTCCAGCATTTTGCATTCCTATAATTTGAGCCATTATTGCAGCTTCTTCAGGGTCATTCATTAGTTCATCTGGGTCTAGATCAAGACTATATGCCAGTTCACTAATGAGTTTGTTCATCTTAATAAACGGAGCGACAGCAGGATTAGCTGCGGTCTGAAGGAACATTGTCAAGCGTTGACTTCGTACTTCCTTTTGCATTAAGCTATTTGTGCCTGTAGCTTTAACTTCTAAATCACCCTCAACACCTAATCTACGATCTGAAAACTGCATGTTCCATTGAAAGTACGCTTCGCCCAAAGGCTTTAATAAAAAGTCATCAAGGTTCTTAATTACCGTTTTAATATTCAACGAAGCTGCACCAAGCAACATAGACATACCTGATGCAGTACGTGTCATGCTTTGTACGCCTGTTTGACCGTGACTGTACGAAGGAATACCTGTTTGTTCGTCTGCAAGTTGTCTGAACTTGTCAAACATCTGCATGTTTTCATTGGTTGTATTAGGAAACTTTAAACCATTAATAGCTGTTCCCGGTACACCAGCTTGTCGCCTAAATACTTTACCGGGGTATATTTCCATGTTCTGACCGCCTACAAGAGCAGTCTCATCAACATCAAAAATAACTGATCCCGATAGCGCAAGATTATCAATAGCCATACGTGCATGACCATTCATAATCTTTTGAGAGTCATCCATGTTTTCTGCTACACCAATACCAAAAAAACTATAGGGATTCTTTTCATAGCTAAACGCATGGTATGGTATTCGGAAGGGGGTAAATGGATTTACAACACTGCGAAGCATTTGACCATTACAAACCCAAGCATTAATTTGAACTTCGTCTAGGTCGTCTACATCTTCGGGTATTTCCATACCTACTTGGCGACAGTATTCCGCATCCATCACGCCCCAATACTCTAGAACTTCATACTGAGATGCGCCGTATTCATCATTTCGGCTGTCATCTTTCAGTTCTTGTTCATAATCCTCTTCTACGTAGTTAGGCCCCATTTGGAGACAAGTACGTATAGCTTCTTTGTCAAAGTAAGGCATCTTACCTAGACTACGAAGCTGTGTTCGATTCATTTTATGTCGATGGAATACATATTCGGATTCATTAACATTTGTTGCGTTGGGGTCTGGAAAGAAATCCCAGATGCTAACAAACTCCAAACGAGGAACCCGCACATCGACAGGAGAGTAAGTTCTATCACCGCCCTCTCCTTCTGTCCATCTGTGTAATGTTTTGTTAAAGTTGAACGGCCCTTTGACGATTCCTGTGCCGAATAAAGCTGATTCAAATAATGCGTTTCTAATTTCACTAGCGCCGTTAGACTCCTCTATCTGATCGTGTATAAGTTTTTCCATGCGTCTTGCAGCTTTTTGTGCGGGGCTAAGTTCAAGAGCTTGAGGGTCTGGAGAGGGGCCTTCAGTAAGCATATCCTTTTCTTCGGCTTGCTTATCTAATTTTATATCTTCAAACTTACCTGTTCCGTAGGTTGCTCCCGGCTTTAGTACTTTACCATCGCCTTCAAAACCTACGTCAAACGGATTTTCTTGTTCTTCTTGTACTTCGCCTTCAGATGTTTCAATTCCGGGTTGAATGTGTGCATACTCAGGAGTCCCTTCAGGCATCTTAGTTTCACTGATACCAATAGGGAACTTATTCGCACCGAACACTACATCTACAAGTTGACCAAAGGCTGCAAGCACTTTAGTCTTTGTTACTTTTACAAACACTCTAGACTTTTCAGATTCACGGAATCTTACATTTTTACCATACAAA